TCGTGTCTGAGTGAACCCCCTGGAGCCAGGGAACGATTCCCACAGGGCCAACAAAGACCGGGGCGATTCCGTCCCCCTCATCGTTCTCGACTCCGTGAGGAAGGGGCTTTTTACCCCATCTTGGAGCCTGGCCGTCGATGAGAACCGCATGTTGCTCGCGATCGTAGTAATCCCACACGGGAATTCCGATCTCATCATCGTACTCAGAGTTGGTTGGCTCTTCGACCTTGACGTTGTAAAGATGCTTGATGGTCTGCGAAGACCTAAGCGTCCTCTGCGCTAGCCAGATAATGCCGTCTTCATCTTCTTCAAAGACGACCCGAAGCGGGTCGAACGGCGAGACGTCGACATACGACTTGCCTTTCTTTTTGTTCAGGACTGCTCGACCTGCGTACCAGCCCCTCAGCACAATATGGGCTGAAAGCTGATTCTTTATCGGGAGTATCCCGCGGGCAATAAGCCGATCGTTCGCCATGTTCATCGCCCCGACAATGAACTTCTCTTTACCGTCACCCTCGATTCGCTCTGAGAGCTTCATGCTCAAGGGCGCTGTCACGATCATCTTCGAGTCGTTCATCCAACTGATGATCTTATCGGCTATGACCTTGGGGGCGTTGGACGTGTAGGACTGGTAGCCGTCTCCAGCATCATAGGCTGTGAGGTTGTAGAGGGAATAGTCCCCCTCCATCCTGTTTCGGCGGTTCTTGAACCCATTAGAGTCCCAGAGTTTCTGCATCTTGTCGCGCAGATCGTCGATCTTAGACACTAGTAGACCCACCGCTTCGTTTTGATTTTGTTAGACCCCAGGGACATCTTTGTCAGACCGTAGTTAGATACTAACCCATACGTTATGGCTTTCACACCATGGTTAAAGGCGTCTCTCGGGACCTTGCCTACTACGTTGCCTTCTCTGTCTGTCTTCCATGAATACACGTGAACCTGGGCATCGAACGGGTTTACCGCCCCACCCATTTCGCTAAGTACGCCTTTGCACTTCTCAGAGAAAATCATCTTCGGGTCGTTGTTCTCAGGGTTGAGTTTAAGGAACGTGTTGTAGCGCTCGATCCCGTCGAGGATTCCGACACGGTTCTGGTCGGTGGCCATGTAAAGCCCGCCGTAGTTAATCCAGACGTCTAGCGGGCGTAGTTCACCTGCGCTTTTGGCAGCGACATCAATGACTCCATGCTTAACGTCTTTCCACCAGACGTTATCACGGCACCGGTCAATGACGTCCTCAGTCGTAATCTGGCCTGAGTCGTTTCCGCGCATGAACACTTCGTCAAATACTCGAACTTGCCCGTCGATAATCTGGACAACTTCGACAGCGTAAGCGGATTTCGTAACTTGGCTATAGCCTGGGTCGACCCACAGATGTACGGGTTCGCCAACCACGTAGGACAATGCTGGATCGACATGCACTCCTGTCTTAAACAAGGGGTGCACGAGTCCGGTAGGAGGAGCAGGTACGCCGGCAATACGTTCATTGAACCAGTTGTTGGAATGAAGATGCTCAAGGCTTAGGATTTCGTTGTCGTCACGTCCTCCGGGGTAAACACGTTGGTTGGTCCATGAAGGGAGGCTAAAGCTTCGAGAGTCGAGTTGGTTAGGGTAGGACTGCCACTCTTCCCATTGGGACGGGTACCACCCAAGAGACATTTCGAATGTCCCTTCCATGAAAAGCCATCCTCGCTTTTCTGCGATACGACCTCGAAGTCTAAGGTAGCTGTCGTGGTCAAGTTGACTTGCCTCACACGCAACAATGCCCCGAGGAGCCTCCATAGCGAGTGTCCTGTAGTCGTTAGCGGACTTTGTTTTGATCTCAAACGTATCGTTAGGACTGGCTGAGGAGCCGCAACTGACGACCATAACACCAGGGTCGATCCGCTTGGATGCGCGGACAATGAGACCAAGCTGGCCAAGCATGTTAAGCAGATAATTCCACTCAGCCCTGGTTCTTTCGTAATCTCGTGCCACGAGCCAGACAACGTCTCCGTTATGGTACTCGTCAAGGTGGTTGATGACCTTGAGTGCGCCAAGGAAAGACTTACCTGCACGTTCACCACCGGCAATAAGTTGGACACGAGCCGGATGAGCAAGGATTTCGTCTTGCTCTGCCCAGGTATGAACTGGAACACCTTCGAGGTCCTTAATCGACCCTAGAAGGCTCTTCCGATCCTCTACTAACAGCATACGTAAGCGCTACTTTCGTAACGACAGACGCTCCCCTAAGCACATCGTCCTCCATGAGGTCAACTTCTGTGCTGTCAATCGCTGCATCTGAAATAGTCACACCATCATTGTCGTCAATATCGATGCTCAAAACGCTCAAAGCATACAGGACGGCTGCCGCTCGCTCTCGGAACAGGTCCAGGTTGCTCAACGCAGACCTGAGACTCGCCTGCCGGGCGATTGCGGTCTTCTCTGAGAAGTTATGGGAAACCGTGACTAGATCCTTGGTCACATCTATCTCTTCTCGGCACCTCACGTTCCCAATATACGCCTGAGAGATGAGCTTAAAGCGACCTGTGACCTCTGCGAACTGGGTTCGTACGCGGTCCACACCACGATTGGTAGTCATTACTTAGCCTTCCCAAAGATCCGCTGCTTGACGTACGTGCTCACGCGCGTCTTTGGGATGTTATTAGCCCCCTCGACGTCCATTTGGTCCTGGAGCGCCTTCCACTCTTCAAGGTTGAAGCTAACACTCAAGACTACGCGGTTATTCTCTACAGTTGCTTCCATGTACTACATAGTAATACTAATATCAGCGTAAAAACCAGCCCCTCGCTGGTATTTACCGTGCTTTGGGGAATCTTCTATGCCGCCAGGGTAGTAGTAGACGTCCACTTCGACGTCTCCCCAATCAAACTCAGTTTGCTTGGCTCGTCGCAAAGTGTCGTAAGCCCGGTTCGCCAGGGTATCCATGACAACAGAGTCGTTAAAGTCAACGTCTGCCTCTGGATCAAAGTAGATCCTAAGTGTCGAAGAGGCCTTCTTATTCATGGTTCCCCCCTTATGAATCCCCCCTCCCCCTGCAAGGTTCGGACAGGTAGGTCCCTTAGGACCGTGGCTGTCCACCTTGCAGAGTACCCTCGTACCAGGGGACCCCTGGTACTACCCCCCTATAGTCCCCCCAACTAGACAACTGTCCACTAAGAGGTAGACATCTGTCCACTAGAGCCATGTAGGTGGCTGTCAGGCCAAGCTGACAGCACCTACTTTCGTCAGGGGTTGTCGCGTATAAAGCTCAAGGGAGGAATGGGCTTCCCTGGTCTCTGAAGGGCAGCGGCTAGGCTATCCCTCCTGGCAAGGGCTAAGACCTCTGCATCCTTGCGAGCTTGCTTGATCTCCTGCAGGCGTTCCAGCAACTCGTCTGTTGCAGTTGCCTTACCCTGAGCTATCGATACCAGGATCATAAAAGCCTACCTGTTGTGCTTCAGCTTAGTTTGAGTGAGCCGGCCTGAATGTACTACAGTGTACTACAGGGGTTCAAATGGGCACATAAATATAGTAGGGTCCCCACAACTACTCCTCTTCTTCCTTCTTCTAACCTAACCCCCTACCTCTACTACTACCTCTACCTTCTCTACCTCTACCCTTACTACTACTACTCTTACTACCACTACTGCTAACCCTATCTCCTCTACCACCACCACCACCAACCTCACCCACACCTGCCAACTTCACCCACCTTTTTCTTTGACCGCATGGGGCACGAGTGCGCCACTCAGTTGGCGGGCAGCCACCCCATGCCCCTACGGGGCATGACCCGGCAGCCACCCATGGCCTCATAGGCCATGAGGATAGGACAGTACCCATAGGGTACTGGACAGTGGCCGACAGCTACCTAGACAGCAGAGTCCTCCGGACTCTGAGTTTCCGGTAGTTCTTTGAAGCCAGCATTCACAGCCCCTTCGGGGCTGGTACCAACTGTTCTGGTTCGGAGCTGGTCTAGCAATGCAACGGCAAGGTCAGTAGCAGGGTTCCCCTGCTGCTGGCTCCATCGTTCTTTGTTAGGACCCCGTTCCAACCACCAAGCCTTGGCTCGCCAATCGGCATGTTCCCGAAGTTCCTGAACAGTTTCCTGTTCAGCCTCAGCGATAGCAAGTTTTACTCCTTCGAAGAAGGAGTAGTAAGGCTCTATCAGAGACTCTGCCTTTCGCTTCCACTGTGAAACAGTGTTTCTGGCAACCCCTGCTGCTTCAGCAGCAGGACTGACGAAGTTCCCTCTTCGTACCGAAGAGATGATTGCCTCCGCCACTATCCGGGTCAGTTTAGTCGGAGCACCTCCGGTGCTTTTTTCCAACTCTTGAGATAGTTTTTCAGATAGCAAGTCGTTCCCCCTGACATCCTGACGACTAGTCAGGATTGTCAGAATTTTAGCAGCGATTTTGAACTCGCACTTTTGCCTGCTATCTCCACACACTGTTCAGCAACTGAACCGTGCATGAGATTCCCGACACAAAAGACGATTTGGTGGTTGTTGTCCATTGTCAGGGCTTCTTTCTACGCGCGGATTCCCATAGGGAATCTTCCTGGGAAGAAAGTAGCCGGTTTTGCCGTTCGTCATGGTTTTTCGCATCCTGTTGAACCCTAAAGGGTTCATTTTGGGCTACTTCTTGACGTGCCGCGCGGTTCAGCAAGCTGAACTTCCTGCCCGGCATTGTTTGCGTGAAGAAGGCAGCTTTACACCCCAGTTGGACGGAGGGTGAGTTCTACGAACCCTCCGCCCAACAGGGGGGTAGTAAGACCGAAATGGAAAGGCATCGAAGATGAAATTGATTAGCTTCGCTAAGTTCGTAGAAACCATCGAAGATGGTGAGAAGTTTCTCTGTGAGAAACATGACGGCAAGTACGCCGTAACTGCCTACGGCAGAGAGGTCAAGGCTTTCGGCTCCAAAGGAGCCGTAACCCATGGCAAATGGTGCCAGTCCTTCAGACTGGCTTACGGCATCGAGCCGAAGGCTCGTCGTCAGAAGAAAACCACCAAAGGTGGTTCGGTTAGGGCGACGGCAAAGCCGTCGAGAGAAGAAGACCGTTCCCTTCGGGGTCCTGCTTCTAAAAGAAGCACGGTTCGCCGTGACTCAGAACAGGTCGAAAGACCTGTTGGGGAGCAGAGGAATTTCAAGCAGAAATTCATCAAAGTAACCGGAGGTTACGTTGACCCTGCTTCGATGCCAGCAGATTCTCTGCTGGATAAGAACGGCAACAAGTTGTTTGGCAAAGCCAAACGGCTGCGAATCAACAAGTTGATTCGTGACGGTCTGGTTCAGCTAGCTGAACCCAAGACTTCCCCGAAGGGGAAGAAGGCTGCGAAGAGGGCTGCAAAGCAGACTTCCATGGAAATCCCAACTCCCGTAGGGAGTGAGGGAGATGTGGCAGAGTCACCAACGGTGACTGTTGAGACTCCAACAGAGTTGGAGTCACGCATAAGCAAAATCGAAGATTTTGTGGACACTGCCACCCCAACCCTGAAGGGGTTGCAGCAATGGCTGGAAGCACAGCAGCAAGCTGCTGAAGACTTCGAAGAAGTCTACGCCGAAGTTACTTTGTAACTGTCGCCATGTTGAGTGGGGAGTCCTTCGGGACTCCCCCTCATCCCCCCAGCAGTAAGCCTTGCTTACTGTCGGAGGGATGGGGAGAATCCCCATCAAATAGTCAGGGCAAAGCCCTGAAAGGAAAGGCTCGATTATGGAAACCTCTCGACCAAAGGTCGAAGTTGCTGACGATGGAACTTGTTCCATCCGCTACACGGCAACTTTCAGCCCATCAGATGACGAAGTCATCCTGATGAGCGACATCCTTGCCTCTGGCAAGGCTGCGACAGCAGCCAAAATCCCATGGATAAAGGCTATGAGGACAGCCCATTCTGGGCTGAGACTCTACGAAGCAAAGATAGTCTCTGACTATCTTCTGGAGGCTCTCACCTTCGGTGACATTGTCGTCGAAAGGTCACCAAAGGTGACCTACAAGGCAAAGCCTCTGAAAGAGGCTGTTGACTCCCGCTGTGACCAAGCCCAGCGAAGCTGGATGGTCACAGATTGCGACGATAAAATCGTCGCCACTCGGCAGCCTCACAGCGAAGCTGTGAGGATATGGGAAGACCTCATCTGTGATGAGGTACACCACCACAACTCCGACGGTTGTTTATCAACCGTCGTGGGCATGGGGTCTATACATGGCTCCAAACTCCTTGCAGAGCAAGGATTTGACAAGTTCTTCGGCAACGCTTTAGAAGCGTAAGTTGAACTCAGCCTTCATGGGGTGAACCAGAGTTCACCCCATGGGGAAAGGAAATCATATGCGTATGAATTACTGCGTCATAGACGTAGCGGGACGAGAGCGTTATGACGGGGCGAGCCTACGTGAGGCCATGGGAATCTTCGCCACTTTACAAGTGGCTGACATAGAGGGGAGACTTGACGATGAGGGAGGACTAATGACCGACATGGATTGCGGGCATGGGGCCAGCCTTTCAACGACAGGCGACATAAATGTTGAACTGCTCAATGGGGCTTGCAACCTTTCAGGTTGCTGGGACTGCTCTGGCACCGAAGGTGAGTTCGACGACCATGATTTCGGGGACCAAGCTGAAAGCTTGGCTGACGAAATCCGTCAGAACAAGGCCAGTTAGACACGGTATCTGTGCGGATATCGTAATCAAAGACCCCGTCCTCTTTCTACCCCCTGAACGAAGTGAAGGGGGATAGAAAGAAGGACTACCCCCAAAATATCAGCGATTTTCGGGAAAGGAAATCATGAAAACACAGGTGTATACGAAAGGGCAAGTCAAAACTGCCCCTGCTGGTTCTCTCTTAGAGAACTTGGAACCCGGCTTTGCCGGTGACATTGACGACGAAGTCGCCAACTGGATACGTCGCCATCTCAAACGTAGTTTGACGCTGTCAAAGTGGTGGGGCTTCTCTAAGAAGCCACGCCGGGCTACTCTCGCCATAAAGCGGGTCGCTATGGATGGTGACCCTGACGACTGTGCTGTCAATAGACAGCTAGTGAAAGGAGCCTAATGGCTCAGTTACGCGACATAAAGCTTGGGTTATTTGTTCTTATGCTCATGAATCTGGCGTTCTTCGCAGTTCATGTCATAGCAGGGAAGGGGTGTTAGGTACATGAAGGTCAAAATCTACAACTACCGGGTAACGGGCTTCGCCCCGTTCCCGGTGGACATGCTGCGCTATGACCAAGCGTATCCACGACATGAAAGTGAGTCGTACAAAATCGTCACTGGCGACCTACTGACTCCCCACCCAGAGGGTGTTCAGGTCATAGAGTTGCAGGGTCTACGCTACCCCACCGAAGGTCGGTGGGAATCGTTCGGCTGGAGCGTTGCTCCAGAGATTGGAGAGGTTGCGATTACATGAGTGCTACGCTATGCGACGGTACATGTGGTGGCGTATGTACGCATAACAGACTGTGTGACGGCACTCTTGACCCATCATGTGGTGACAGGGACGCACATCTGGCGCATTGGGGAAGCTTGTAAAGAGGGTTGGAGCCATGGGCCTTGCCCATGGGTCCACCCGAAGGGTCGTAAGGCTACCTTTCCGGCTTTACGGCCCTCCGGGTGGGGAATCCCACCAAGTGGCTATTCATGTAGAGGATGGGCTGTGGAGCCAGCAAGATTCCAAATCTTGCGGAGTAGGTTCGACTCCTACATCCTCTGCCAACTTATTCCGGTGACACCCAATAGGAAGGGTATCGGACTGTAAATCCGAAGTAGCGCATGCTTGCAGGTTCGACTCCTGCCACCGGAACCAAACATATGCAGATGAGGGGAGAACTTATGACAGACGCAGCAGAGGGTGACAGACGCAGATGAGGGAGCAACTGAAGAAAGGAGGCTGGAATCGACCGGGTCAACCCTCCCCCTTCTTTTTCCTCTTGAGTTCTACGAAAGAGGAAAAGAGAAGGGAGAGGGGTGGAGAGCAAATTTTTGGAACTCGTCATTAGCATCGTGAAGGACATACGACATGGCAAATAGGACTGAACAGCGACTGATTTTGGGCAAGGTACTCGGTGTACCGACCAAGGGCGTCGCACGACATGAGTTGGTCACGGAACTCGAATCCCGTGAAAACGCGGAAGCGTTACAGGTCGCATGCAAAGCGATTGCACGTAAGGTCAACGGCTTCAAAGGCAAGCCTGAGACACGCGTGAACAAGGCAATCGAAGCGGTTGCCAAACAGATGGCAAAGGCAGCCACGGATGAAGCACCTGCGAAGCCTTCGAAGAAGGCATCGAAGAAGGCATCAGCGGTACGTGAGCCAGTTGCTGCCTAGCAACGATATAGGTGTATGACATACTCATACATCGGAACGCTGCGACCGTGGCTCACATCACTGTGCTTGCCACATATGAGAGAGCGGTCGCCGTTCCACATGAGGGCACAAGTTGTTTTCTGCAAATTCTGCTTGTGTCCTCATGTGGAGCGTATGGCTCCATGCCCTCCCTATCGGTGTCCGTCGATAGGTGAGGGCAGCAACATACTCGGACATGAAAGGATGGATAGTCATTGGCAACCCGCTAACAATGCGGCTTCCCGCATTAGGATTTATGCCGCCCCATCGGGCCAAGACATACTTGCAAGCCCTGATTGCCTACGTTCAGAAGAACGGCTTAGAGGACGATGTAATCGCCAAGCTTGTTATTCCCGCAGGAGACATAGAGAAGACAGAGATCGAACTCCATGTGAGTGACGTCATTGGGATGCTCGGCTACTCCATAGGGCATCACGCTATCGAGCAGGTGATTGGCGACCTTAGACGGCAGTCTCTCCCCACTCGGCTGAACAACGAACCGTCGCCGGAAAAGGTTGAACACAGACGCCTCACCGACCAGCTAGATGCTGCATGGAGAAAAGCGCAATCGCCAAATGAGATCACCAAGCCAGTGATCTCCGAACTAAAAGCAGCCGGGTTTGATCTCGGTGGAAAGGACGAAGACGGCAGTGAATAGCCTCACTGAACGCCAGTTCAAAGCCAAGCTCACAGAGCTTGAAACAAAGGGTCGGTTCTTCAACGCCCTTGGACAGGAAATCGCATGGGACTTATGTCGCACCGATGGACTACAC